ACCCCGTGGTGGGGGTTTACCTTGCCTTGGTGGGCTGGGTGAACCCCCGTCCACCAAGGTCTTTTAAAGAGGTGAATTATGGCCGCTACTTACAGTTCTGCCGTTTCTGCTGCTTACCCCGCTGTTGTTGACACCAATGCCTCACAGGACACTGGTGCCGTTTGCGAAGGCATCGGTTTGACCGGCAGTGACGGAGCTTCAATCAGTGGTTGGCGTATCGGTGCGTCTAGCACCACCGCTGACTTGAAGATTGAAACTAACGCCTAACTAGTGGGGCTTCGGCCCCACTACTTTTTCAACCAATCAAAAAAGGGAAAACCCCATGAACACCGCCACCGCGACTACTGACTGGTCCTCGATTGCCGATGCGCCTGGTCTTGATGAATCACGTTTTTCTGAGGACAGCCGACTTGGCGTTTCTTTCTATCGCAAGCCTGTTCTTCAAACCGGCGCTAGCGCCGAAGCTGGCCGCGCGATCTACAAGGAAGTGGACTACATCAAAATCATGATTCCCGGCGACAAGCTGCTGACGATTGATGAGCCGGTAAACGACATCAATCGTCGCCGTTTTGCCGACAAATATGCCAAGTGGCAGGCGGGCGCTGGAAATGCTGTCGAAGGCACGCCGCTCACCGCGCTGCCGAAGATGACGCCTTCCAAGGTTGAAGAATACAAATTCTTCAACATCACTACCGTTGAGCAGCTTGCTGGCGCGTCGGATGCGGTGGGCCAGAAATTCTTTGGCTTCTCCGAGGACAAGCGTGCGGCCAACAACTTCATTGAGCTGGCGAAGGGCAACGCCCCGCTGGTAAAGATGAACGAGGAGCTGAAAGAGCGTGACGCCAAGATCGAGGAAATGCAGGAGCAGATTGCTTCATTGACTCGCATGATGGGCAGCAAAAAGTCTGGTAAGGCCGAAAAGTCGGAAGATTAAAAGGGAAACGGGATGGCTTACCAGATCGTCAATGATTCGACGCTTGGCGTGATCGTTCAGAACGTCGCGCAGATGGTGAGCTACGACACCCCCAGTGACCCCGCTGGTTCGTCGGACCCGTCTGTGCAGCAGATGGTCCAGGCCGTCAACATGGCTGGCCTGGACCTTCTGTCTCTTTATGACTGGCAGGAACTGACTAAGCCATACACTATGTCCATCCAAGCGGATGGGCCTGGGCAGTCGCAGAAAGCATTTGCGCTGCCGGAGGACTTCTACGACTGGGTTGACCAGACTCAGTGGAACAGCACGAACCAATGGCCTGCGATTGGTCCTATCTCTCCGCAGATGTGGCAGCAGCTTATTGTGCGGCAGGTGCTGCCAACACTGTCGTTCTACTGGCAGGTGCGCGACAACAAAATATATATCCTTTCGCCGCCTACTGACGCGCAAGACTTGGTGTTTTTCTACCAGTCGGCTGCTTGGGTGCGGGATCAAGACGATCCAAACCTATATAAGAACCGCGCCACCAAAAACGGCGACACGATCCTGTTGGACAGCTATCTTGTCACGCTATACGCGCGTGCAAAATGGCTGGAAATGAAGGGCTTGGACAGCAGCGCCGCAATGCGCGATTTCCACCTGACGCTTGAAAACCGTTGGGGTCAGGAAAAGGGTGCGCCTGTTCTGACGATGGTTCGCACTTACGGCTTCCCGTACATCCAGCCGCTGACTAACACCCCAGACACCGGATTTGGTGGATAGCCATGCCACTGGTCCCGCTGCGCCAAACAAAATCGCCAATAAAATCTGCGACTTCGCAGGTTGCGCTGTTGCGTATGTCACCTGCGCCGGTTGGTGGGCTTAACTTCCGCGACAGCATTGCCAATATGCCTGTGCAGGACGCGCTTATTTTAAAAAACTTTATTCCCAAGCGCACCGGGACAGAACTTCGCGCCGGATGGCAGTACAAAACAGAGGCGCTTGAAAACCCTATTGGGTCAATGTTTTCTTACAACGCTGGCGAAAACAGCAAATTGTTCGCGGCTAGTAACGGCGGTATATGGGACGTTACAGTTGAAGAACCTGTGCTGGAATCTGGCCCTTCTGGTTCCGACGACGATATTTGGGTGACAACGCAGTTTTCTAACGGAGCAGGAAACTTCCTGCTGGCTGTATCCCCCGGCGCTGGGTACTGGACATACGACGGGACAACCTGGACGCAGCAAACTGTAACTGGGCTTCCTGCCGATCCAAATTTTGTAATGGTTTGGAAAAATCGCGTCTGGTTCGCTATTAAAGATACTTCTGTAGTTTATTACTTGCGCGACGTTGACGCCATCGCGGGTCATGCAGACCCGTTTGAAATGGGTTCTGTGCTGCGCAATGGCGGCTACATTCGTGGCCTTATGAACTGGACTATGGACGCAGGTGCTGGCATTGACGATTACTTGGTAGTCGCAGGCAGCGAAGGCGATGTTGCTGTTTGGCAGGGTACAGACCCCAGTGACCCTAATAATTTTGGTCAAAAGGGTATTTGGTACGTTGGTCCTATACCGACCCACGGAAACTTTTTTACGTCATACGGCGGCGATGTAATGCTGCTGTCGGAACTTGGGCTTGTTCCTATTTCTCGTTTAGTCAACGGTCAGTTCTCTGCTGATCTTAGCCAAGGACCGTCTGCCAAAGTGCAGCCGGTGCTTTCGCCGCTAGTGACTAAATTGCGCAACGTATCTGCTTTTGATTTGCAGGTAATTTCCAGTCAGGAAATTTTGCTTATCAAATTGCCGCCTCAAGGCGCTGCGTATGAGCAGTACGCCATGAACGTCAATTCTGGCGCGTGGTGTACGTTAAACAACATGCCGATGACGGCGTGCTGTTTGTTTGGCGGGAAGTTTTATTTTGCCACAGATGACAATCGCGTGGCGCTTGGTTTTACCGGGTCGCTAGACCAGGTTGAGGTTGACGGCTCGCTAGGCGAAGCGGTCCAAGGAGATATCCAAACGGCGTTTAATGCTTACGACGCGCCGGGCCAATTAAAACAGTTTGTTATGGCCCGCCCGATATTTATTTGCACGCAGCCGCCTAGCATAAAAGTTCGGTTGAATACGCAGTATTCCACGCAAGGCGTGGCCGGTTCGCCTTCTTTTGTCGCAGAGCTTAACCCCGAATGGGACGTTGATAAATGGAACATTGCCCGCTGGGCGTCTGCATCTAACGTGTATCAAATCTGGGTTGGCGTCACAGGGCTTGGTTACTACGGTTCGTTGCGTATGCGTGTTCGCGGGCTTGGTGGTTCGACCACTTTTTCGAGCTTTCATGTCATGGGACAGATTGGTGGAGTAATGTAATGGCTGAAGGTAGCGCACTGATTGCAGCGTTGCGTGCGGCTTCCCCATCTGCGGAAGCTGCACCGCAAGCACAGTCTTTTCAGACGCTTTCGTTCCCGTGGCAGCGCAATGCGCCTGCTACGCCGTCGCCAGTCATGCAGTTGCCCATGCCAGCGCCTGCCCAGACATACACGCCGCCGCCGCGTGTGACGGCTAACAGCGTTGACCCGTACACGGAACAGCCTGCTACGCCGCAGTCGTACTACAACCCGTACAACTATGATTTCAGCAGCAGCAACCCTGATGAAACCAACTTTAGCTTTACCGCGCCAATTGATTACCAGAACCCAGCGATACCAAAGCAGAACGTTGACCCCAGTCTTGGGTACAACATGCCTGACTATACGAACCCGTATGTTTATTACGCGCAATACAACGACGCTGACCCTGCGCTGTGGAACATGTACTAATGATTGTGTTTGGCCCACATGACGTTCTTGGTGCGTGGCTCTGCCAGCGCATCCAATACGTCCCTACGCCTAACCTGCGCTGCCTCGCCAATGTGGACGAGAGCGGCAAAATTGTGGGCGTTGTGGGCTTTGACAACTGGAACGGTGCGTCTTGCCAGATGCACGTTGCTGGCGAAGGAAATTGGGTGACGCGCGAGTTTCTGCGCTGCACGTTTGACTACGCTTTTAACACAGCAAAGCTAAACGTGGTAATTGGCGCGGTTCCGTCAGGAAACAAGCGGGCGTTGAAGTTTGACAAGCACATTGGTTTTGAAGAAGTGGCCTCCATTGAGGGTGGTCATCCCGATGGCAGCTTGGTAATCCTGTCGCTGCGGCGTGAGGATTGCCGCTATTTGGAGAAGGACAATGGGAAGCAAATCCACGCCCGCGCCGCCTGATTACACGGGTGCCGCCAACGCGCAGGCTCAAGCATCACGCGAAAACGTGATTACGCAGAACTATGCCAACCGCCCGGAAGTTTACACGCCGTGGGGGTCGCAGACCTGGAACGCCAGCGCCCAGATTGATCCGGCGACGGGGCAGCGCGTTACGCAGTGGCAGCAAAACGTCAATCTGGCCCCGGAGCTTCAGAACGCGCTCAACTCGCAGATTGCCACACAGCAGGGCCGAAGCAACCTTGCGTCTGGCTTCATGCAGCGCGTGGGCGATGCTTACAGCCAGCCGTTTGACTGGCAGAACCTGCCGTCCATGACCGCGCCTGGTACGCCGGGCAGCTTGCAGACCAGAACAACGGATTACACGCCGGGTCTAAGCACTTCGTATAACTTCGGCAACGCGCCTACCGCGCCGACGTATGACACCAGCTATCGCAACAGTATTGCGCAGTCGCTGATGCAACAAATGGCCCCGCTGCATCAGTATCAGCAGCAGCAGCTTGAAACCAAGCTGTCTAATCAGGGCTTCAAGCAGGGCACGGAAGGCTATCAGCGTGCGCTGGATGATCTAGCCCGTCGCCAGTCGGCTGAACAGTATGACGCCTTCCGCGTGGCTGGTCAGGAAGCGCAGAATATGTTTGGCGCTGGTATGCAGTCGCGTCAGCAGGCCATTAACGAAGCGACAAGCCAAGGTAATTTTGGAAATCAGGCGCTGAATCAGGCGTCTGCTATGGACCTTGCGCGTATGCAGGCCATGAACAGCGCGGTGGGCCAGCAATTTGGTCTTGGCAACCAGTATTCGGATTCCATGAACCGCTTGCGCCAGCAGGCGATTGCGGAGCAGGCGCAGGCTCGCGGTATGCCGCTAAATGAAATGAACGCGCTGCTGACAGGCCAGCAAGTCGGGATGCCGCAGTTCCCGTCCTTTAGCCAGGCTGGGCGTGCAGAAACGCCGCAGCTATTAGAAGCTGCAAATATGGGCTATCAGGCGCAGCTTGACGCTTACAACGCGCAGCAGGGTGCTTTTGGCGGCTTGATGAGTGGCTTGGGAAGCATTGCCGGTGCTGCCGCTCCGTTTGCGTTCTCCGACGTTCGCCTGAAATCAAACATTGAAAAGGTTGGCGATCATCCCGCAGGCGTCGGCATTTACGAGTACGACATTTTTGACCGCAGGGAGCGCGGCGTCATGGCGCAGGAACTGCTGACCGTCAGGCCGGACCTGGTGGCGCAGCATCCCAGCGGATACCTAATGGTGAACTACAGCGGATTGAATGGAGCCTGATATGGATGACGATAAGGACAGGGCATTATTTGCGTACCTGCTTTCGCAGGGGCAGCTTACGCCGGAGCAGGAGCAGATGCTTCGGCAGCAGGAATCCATCAACACGCTGCGTGAGCGTTCGATGGAAATGCCTGAAACAAGGATGATGGGCCGCGTAGCCGTCGCCCCGTCATGGGCGCAGGCGCTGGGCAATGTCGCGCAGGGTATTTCGGCTGGCTATCAGCAGAAGAAGCTGGACACGCGGCGCGGTGAAATGTCTGACATGCAGCGCCAAGGTCTTGAAAGGCTGATGGGTGGCATGTTCCCGGCCAAGCAGCAGCCGCAGCAGAGCAGCTACGAGGCCGGTCTGATGGATGACGGTCAGATGGCGATGCCGTTGCAGACCAAGCAGCCCGGCGCAAAACCGTTTGATATGACTGAAGATGAATTGCGCCGCTATTTCGGCGGTTAATAGGTGAAACATGGCTGACCCTTACGAACAAGAACTTGCCAATCTAAGCGGCAGGCAGCTTCTTGCCCGCGCGATGCAGATGTACGGTCAGCAGCCTGACGTTACGTCGCTGAACGAGTATGCCGCCCAGCGCCAGCGCCAGGGGCAGATGGACATGGTAAACGCCTTGGCCGCGCAGTATGCAGGCAAAGGCTTTCAGCCTGTTCAGGAAACATACCTGAAGCGTTCCCTTGCCGCGCAAACGCCGCAGGAGATAGGCGATTACGGCATTGTTTCTGGCGGCAAGTTCACTGTTAGTCCGTTCGCTGGGCGTAAGGAGCAAGCGTCGGCGTTGCTGAACATGGGCGGCAAAGTGCTGGATAACGAGGAAGCGTCGTTGCGTGAAAAGGCGGCTGACCGTCGATTTGAAGCAAGGTTAGCGGCGACTAGCGGAGCAAGCGGCGGCGGCAAAACTATGACCGAGCGGTTTATGAATACCGTTCTTAGCGGCGACGCAAGTTCGCCTGAATACGCTATGGCGTGGAATTTTCTTCAAAAACCGCGCACATCCATTGATCCCAACACTGGGCAAGTTGTCAGTATTCCCGGTATGGATTTGTCGCGTTTCCCAAAGCCTGTTGGTGCTACAGGGCCTGTTCCGACAGTTGGCGCTTCTGTGGTTAAGCCAGAAGGCATCAGAAAAGCCGAAGCATTTGAAGGAGCGTTTGATAAGCAGCTTGAAGCCTTCAATCAAGCTTTGAAAAAAACGCCAATTAAGGAAAAAGCGTTATTTGCCACTACTGGCGTTAAATCTCCTGCGGTAGCGGATTCGCTTGGTGCGTATAACATGCTTGTTGGCATGACGCGCGATGAAAGCCTGCTTAATACTGGCGTATTGCAGGCTGGTGAATTGCAATGGGTTAATAGCGTGCTGACAAATCCTGGCACTGTCAGCGGGCTGCTTTCTGGAAATGAGTCAACCATTCGGTCTTTCAACCAGGTTAAAGACTTTCTCAAAAGAAAAATTGCGGCAAAGAAGTCTGTTTATGGTCAGCCCGAAGCTGTTTCTAATCAGGCCTCTCCGCAAGGCAGCGCCCCTGCTCGAACACGTGTTGAGGTGGATTACTAATGCCATACGAAATTGTTACCAAAGACGGCATTACGGTACGCAACATTCCGGACAATGTTGATCCCAACTCGCCGGAACTCAAGGCGCGTGTGCAAAGAGCGCGTGACGAGCAGGCGGTTACTTCTGATGTTGAAAAAATGCGCGAAGGCGGCGCGATTGAACGCGGCTTTCGGGGCGCAGGCGCTTCTTTGCAAACTGATTATTACGGCTTAAAAGACCTGTTTACAGACTTGTCGCCAGAAGAAAAGCGGGCCGTCGCCGCAAACAAGAAATTTTTGTCCGAGGACACTGCTGGCGCAGTCGGCGGTTTTGGCGCTGATGTAGCGTCTTTCCTGCTGCCTGGTGGTGTCGCAGCGAAAGTTGCTACTAAAGCCCTTCCCATGTTGCCAAGGGCGGCCAAAATTTATCAAGGCATGAGCCGTGGCGGACAAGTTGCGACAAACATTGCTGGTCAAGCGGCCTTGGACGCGGGGCTGTCTGCTGCGTATGAACCAGAAGATCGCACAGAAGCCGCTGTGTTCGGCGGCGCTGGTAGCCTTGGCGGTCAACTTCTTGGTCGGACGCTAGGGAAGCTGGCGACTGGCGTAATAAAACCATCTGCTGACGCGGCAAAATTAATGGAGCAGGGACTTGATGTGCCTGTTTGGAAAGCTACCGAAAACCCATACGTTCGCGGAACAATCGAGCGTGCCAAGGCTCTGCCATTGACTGGCATGGTTTCAAAAGGCCGTGAGCGGTCAGCAGTTGAAGCGTTCAACGCTAATCTTGCTGAAAAGGCTACGCCTCCTTTGCCTGTTTTGGATGAAGCAGGCAACGTGCTTCGTTGGGAAATGGATAAACCTGTTAAAGATATTGGTCCTAAAGGCATTGGTGCTTTACAGGACAGGTTTAATGAAGCGTATGGAGCTTTGTATGAGGGACGCGGTATCCCTGTTGACGAAGTTTATGGCAAGGAAATTGCGACAACTGTAGATGAAGTAAAAAAATACTACCCGCGCATTTCTGGTGAGTTTGAGGCTGCTGTAACGCAAGCTGACGATCTCTTGCGTCGCGGAACTGACAATCATGCTGTCAGCAGTCCTGAATCGCTAAAAATGTCGATTGATTCTTTGAACAAGCGGATCACTGAAGCGTGGTCAAGAGGTGAAGCCAGCTTGGCTGAGTCGCTTGGCGCTGTTCGTGACAGCCTTACGGACCTGCGCGTGCGGGCTTTACCGCCTGAAGTGGCAAGCATGGCAAAACCGATCAACGAAGCGTATGCCACGTTTAAGCAAATGCAAAAAGCTGCGACTTCGCCAGCGGTTCAGCGTCAAGAAGTTATTACGCCAAACCAGATGCTTTCTGCCATCAAGGCAAATGACAGGACGCCTGGCAAATCCGCGTTTGCTCGCGGAACCGCTAAAAACCAAGATTTAGCTGCAACGTCTGCGCGTGTTCTGGGTAGTGAGTTACCAGAAGTCGGTCCTGGCACGGCTGAAAAAGGTGTTTTGACCTACTTGCTTTCAAATCCAGCAATGTTTGCCACCGACGCTGGCATGGGAATGACGCTTGGCGCTCTTTCAACAAAGCCTGGGCAAAAGTTTTTACTTGGCGGGTACGACAAGCAAAAGGCGCTACAGGACTTTTTGCGCCGCAGGAATATGCCGTATGCAGGCGCTACTGGCGCTGCGCTGATGAATTATTAGGAGATAAGCAATGCCCCGCAACGGTTCAGGTACTTACTCGCTGCCCGCTGGCAACCCGGTTGAACCCAATACCGTCATTGAGACGGAGTGGGCCAACGACACGATGGAGGACATTGGTAACGAGATTACCAATTCTCTTTCGCGCACAGGCGAGGGCGGAATGTTGGCCCCGCTGCGGTTCTACGATGGCACCGAAAGCGTCCCAGGCATTGCATGGATTGACGAAACCAGCACCGGGTTTTACCTGGAGGACGCTGGCGAGTTTGCCGCTACGGTTCTGACCGAAGCGGTTGCCAAGTTTACATCTAACGGCGTGACGATCCCGGCAAACAAAGACCTCACAGTGCTAGGCGATCAAACCGTTGGCGGTACTTTGGGCGTCACTGGTGTGATTACCGCTACGGGTGGCGTAAACGGCAACATCACCACCAGCAGCGCGACCATCACGGGCGGCACTATTAACGGCACGGCCATTGGCGGCAGCACGGCTGCGGCTGGTGCGTTCACCACGCTGTCGGCGTCGGGCGCGTTCAGCCTGTCGGGCGATCAGGTGCAAGTCAGTGAAGGCGGCACTGGTGCCACTACCGCGTCTGGCGCTCGCACCGCGTTGGGCTTGGCGATTGGTACGGATGTGCCGTCGCCCACCGGCACGGGCGCGTCTGGTACCTGGAACATCAGCGTGAGCGGCAACGCTGCCACGGTGAGCAACGGCGTCTATACCAACGGCAGCTACAGCAACCCGTCTTGGATTACGTCGCTGGCGGGCAGCAAGATCACGGGCGACATTTCGGGTAATGCGGCTGGCCTGACGGCCACGCTGGCTATTGCCAGCGGCGGCACAAACGCCACCACTGAAGCGGGCGCTCGCGCCAACCTGCTGCCGTCCTATGCAACAAACGCGCTGAAGTTCCTGCGCGTCAATTCGGGCGGAACGGACGTTGAATGGGCGACTGAGCCTAGCCTTGGCACCGTGACGAGCGTTGCGGCGTCGGGCGGGACCACGGGCCTGTCGTTTAGCGGCAGCCCGATTACCAGCAGCGGCACCCTTACCCTTGGCGGCACGCTGGCTATTGCGTCGGGTGGTACTGGTTCGGCCACGGCTGGTGATGCTCGCACGGCGCTGGATGTGCCTTCGACCACTGGTTCGGGCGCGTCTGGCACCTGGGGCATCGGCATCACGGGCAACGCTGGCACCGTTACAAACGGCGTGTACACCAGCGGCAGCTACAGCGATCCGGCTTGGATTACTAGCTTGGCTGGCTCCAAGATTACCGGCAACATCAGCGGCAACGCTGGCGGGCTTTCGTCCACTTTGGGGGTCAGTAGCGGCGGTACGGGGCAGACCACTTACACGGACGGTCAGCTTCTGATCGGCAACAGCACGGGCAACACGCTGACCAAAGCCACGCTGACGGCTGGTTCTGGCATAACAATTACGAACGGCAACGGCTCTATCACTGTTGCTTCAACTGCTGGTGGCGGCAGCGTTACGTCGGTTGACGTTAGCGGCGGTACGACTGGTCTGACAACCAGCGGCGGTCCTGTGACTGGCAGCGGCACAATCACGCTGGCTGGTACGCTGGGCGTTGCTAACGGCGGAACTGGTGCGACTTCGCTGACCAGCGGTTATCTGGTGAAGGGCAACGGTACGTCGGCGGCGTCTGCGTCGGTAATGTACGACGATGGCACAAATGTCGGCATTGGCACGGCTTCGCCTGCTGTAAAGCTGGACGTTGCACAGTCACAGAACGCTGAAAGCAGGGTTGCGCTTACGAACAGCAACGGCGGCACGGCAGCTTCTTCTGCTTATTTGCTGTCTAACGGTAGTCACACTGCCGTCGCCCGTTTGTATGGAGCGTCTTACACTACGTCTGGAATATTCCGTCAGGGCGGAATGTTGCTTTACAACGATGGTCCTGGGGGCATCACCATTGATACGGGTGCCGCGCAGCCAATTTATTTCGGCATAGACAACGCCGAAAAGATGCGGCTGGACGCCAGCGGAAACCTTGGCATCGGCATGACGCCGAGCAAAAAGCTGGACGTTACCGGCACGTTTGGCGTTACCGGCGCGGCTACTTTTGGTGTTGCCTCGACAACCCAAGGCTCCCTTGTCCTTGCCAATACGTCAGCCAATTCGACCACGCTACAGTCCAGCAATAGCGCCAGCGCTGCCTACACCATCACGCTGCCTGTTTCGGCTGGGTCCAACGGACAAGTGCTTTCGACAAACGGAAGCGGCGTTACGTCTTGGGTCACTGTGTCAAGCCCAGAGTTCGGCACATGGACGCCTTCTCTACAGTTTGGGGGCGGCAATACAGGGCTTACGACACTTTATTCAACTGGCAATTATGTCAAGGCAGGACGTAGCGTCACATATTCAGTTGCAATTGGTCTCAGTAATAAGGGGTCGTCCACAGGTACAGCTAAGCTTGCGGGGCTTCCTTATTCCACACTCGTTTCTGACAACACAAAGTATTCATACAACACCTTAGTTCCAGCAAGCGGCGTCACGCTGACTGCCGGGTATTCTTTTTTCATGGGGACATGGAACACCGGCAGCACAACCTCTTTCGATATTATGGAGTTTAAGGAAAGTAATGTGGCGGCGCTTTCAAATACAGCCTTTTCCAACAGCACAGCATTTTATGCGTCTATCACCGTTCTAACCAGCGCCTAAAAGGAAACACCATGCACAAGAAATCTGAAATTGACCGTATTGATTTCCAGCCTGATGGCACGATGATGGTCCGCATCGCTAAGTATCTGGTGGATGATGACGGCACTATTTTAAATATCGGAAGCGACAGCAAATACCATGCAACATCGTTCATTCCGGCTGGGCAGGACGTAGAAGCCACTATTGAGGCAAACAACGCCGACCTGACTCGTCAGGGTTTTGGCGCGGTGCCGTCCGACCAATGGGATAACGTCCGCAACCTTATTGCGGCCAAGCATACCCCGGAAGTCATCAAGGCTTACCAAGACGCCCAAGCCGCTGCGCGGGCTGCTAGGGACGCAGAAACGCAACAGGGCTAAAAGGGGCCAGTTTTATGGAAGACCTGGGTGGATACATCACCGGAAAGATGGCCGCTGGTGCGGGCGGATTGATAGGAGGTTTTGGCGTGATGACGTACATCCGCCCGACTAATATCACTGAAGCGTTTACACGCGGCGGAATATCTACCGGGTCGGCCTGCATTTTTGGGGCACCGGCTCTTGCTCTGGCTGGTATTGACCAGACTTGGGACATGCAGATTGCGAGCGGAGCCACGATTGGATTCACGGCATATTTTATTCTGGGCGCTGTTGCGAATTTCTTCAGGCGTAACGAAAAGCAAGACATTACGCAAGTTATCGAAGAAGTGAAGAAGATCAAAAAGGGTAAGCGCAATGTTTGACCTGCTGGGCGGTGGCATCTTTGGAAGCCTGCTTGGTGGCATCTTCCGCCTGGTGCCGGAAGTGCTGAAGTGGTCCGACAAGAAAAACGAACGCAGCCACGAATTGAAGATGTTTGAGTCGCAGTGCGAGCTTGAAAAGCAGCGCGGCGCTCAGAAGCTGGCTGAAGTGGCGGCGCAGAAAGAGGCCGCGCTGGACGTTGGCATTGCTAATGCTTTCAACGCAGCAATTAACCAGCAGACGGAAATGGTCAAGGCGGCTGGTGGCTGGGCTGCGGCCCTGTCGGCGTCGGTGCGTCCGGTAATGACGTACTACCTGCTGGTGATGTACGGGCTGGTGAAAATCAGCTTCATCGTCATGGCGCACAAAAGCAATGTGCCGTTTTCTGAGGCGGTGGTTAAGAACTGGTCAACCGATGACATGGCGCTTCTTGGAGGCGTTCTGAACTACTGGCTCATCGACCGCAGCCTTGCCAAGCGCGGGCTGTAATGGACCTGGCTCCGGCCATTAGCATGATTAAGGCGTTTGAGGGCTTCCGCCCCAAGCCTTACCTGTGCCCGGCAGGCAAGGCCACCATTGGATATGGCTCAACCTGGCGCTTAGACGGTAGCCCCGTTGAACTGACCGACCCGCCAATGTCGGAGGCTCAAGCGGTGAGCCTGCTAGAACGCGAGGTGTACGGCACCGCGCTGCCTGGCGTGCTTCGACTGTGCCC